GGGAAAAGAGCTAATCGGTGTGTAGATGGGAGGCAGCACATGGATCACAATGACATTGAAATGACGGATCTGGAGGGCGAGCAGCGGGAGCTGGCGGAAACGGTGGGGATCACCGCGTATAGAAAGCTGGTGCAGGTCTATGCAGGACAGTTTGTCTATATTTCCAAAGCAGAAACTGTCCTGCTGAAAAAACGGAATCAGCGAATCCGTGCAGAATACACCGGGCAAAATGTCCGGGAGCTGGCAATCAAATACAATCTGTCCGAAAGCACGATCCGGGTGCTGACCTCCACGGAAAAGAAACGCATCGACAACGAGCCAACAGAAGGGCAGATGCCCCTGTTGTAGTATTATTTTTAGACTGTTATAGCCTTTTTTGCGGCGCATTTATTATATGGTATAGTTTGATCAAGAGAGATCGAGCTATACCATTTTTGTTTGGAGGATAGATCATGGACATCAACGTAATCGTGGCAGTGGTGGAGGGCATCATCAGCCTGGCAGTGGGGGCGCTGACATTCTTCCTGCGCAGGACTATTGCGGAATTGGATAAATGCCGGGAGGACATCGCCAAGGTCAAGGAGGACTACATCACCAAGGAGGATTTTTTCCGGGAGCAGGCGGATACCCGCCGGAAGCTGGATCGGATCATGGACATCCTGCTGGAGATCCGGGGAGGTAAGTAATATGGATGAGAAGGAGCAGATCCGCCGGCGGATCGCAGCCGGCAATTTCGTGGCTAACAATGGCAGGGTGCTGCGTACCATCAACATCTTGCGGTACGACTACAAAAAGCTGCGTGAGATCGAATACGCCCTGCCGGACATGGAGCACGGGGAGATCGTGGACAGCGTCAACTACCTGGCGGAATGCGGCTACATCAGGCTGCGGCATGTGGTATCCCAGCGGTCTGCGGCATTGTCGGACACCAGGTGGGAGGAGATCGAGGCAAAGCTGACCGCTGACGGCATCCGGTTGCTGGCGGGCTGCAAGCAGGATGCATGCGTGGAGGTGTAGGTCATGGCCAATCGCCGACACGCCATCATTGACCAGCTGGAGCCGCAGATTCAGGAAACCGTCAAGGAGATGCTGCGAGCGAATTTCACATACAAGGATATCGTGGACTACCTGGCATCCAACGGCACCCAGGTGTCCCAGTCCGCGGTCTGCCGGTATGCGGCACGGTTTGCTGAGACCACCGAAGCCCTGCGGATGGCGCAGGAGAATTTCCGTGGCATCATGGAGGAGACCGCCAAGTACCCCAATCTGGATCCTACGGACGGTATCCTGCGCCTGATCAGCCACCAGCTGCTGGACGCCATCAACGGCATGCCGGAGGAGCAGCGGCAGGCCAAGAATTTTGATGAACTGATCAAATCTGCCGTTGCCCTGACCCGGGCGGTGGCATACAAGAAACAGGTGGATGTGCGCAGCAAGGAACTGCTGGAGAACGGGGCTGACCAGTTTGCCGGTGCATTGTTTGACGCCATGGCAACGGAGCGACCGGAGCTGTACAAGCAGCTGCGGGCGTTTCTGGACGAAAAGAAGGAGAAATCACCATGATGTACGTGCTGCAGACCAAACCCGGCCAGGATGACTATGCGGTTCGTGACCTGGAGCGACTGGGCTACCGATCCTATGCCCCAAGGCGGATCGCACTGCACCGCAGGGGCGGCACCTGGTGGGAGGCGGAATACCCGGTATTCCCGGGGTATGTGTTCCTGGATGATCTGGAGCTGACGGACGCCGACTATCACCGGATCATGCCCTGTGTGGGAATCATTCGGTTCCTGGGGCACGGCGCCCCGGAGCCGCTGCCGGAACACGAAGCAGAATACATCCGATTGCTGCACAATGGTGGCAAGCCCATCGCCCCATCCGAGGTCCGGATCCGGCCGGACGGCAGCATGCAGTGTGTGTCCGGGCTGATCTGCAGCTACGCCGGGCGAGTGGAACACAATCCACGGCAGCGGCGGGCAACGATCCGGATCAGCATTGCAGGCAAGCTGCACCGCATTACGTTGGCGGTGCGATACGTCCAACAAACCGACCTGATGGCAGACCCTGGGGTTGATACGTCCCCCGGTGTCGCGCAGGATTGCATGATGCCAGCCACCTGATTTCAAACCGAAATCCGGAATGGCGGAGCATGCCTGTTTAAAATCGAATTTACGCTGTTTAAAATCGTTTAAACGATTCTGCCCATGAAATGATACTCTCAGAAACAGACACGCCTTACAGCGCATTGTAGGGCGTGTTTTTTACGAGAAAGGAGATGCCCTGCATGGGAGCATTGAAGGACGCAGGGATCCGATCCCTGCAGGACAATCTGGCAGCCTACGACGCTGCAAGAAAGCAAGAGGAAAAACAGGATGCAAACAGCCTGAAATCCCTGTTTGATGCCTATTTAAACACCAAAAGCAAAGCGAAACGGGAACGTATGCTGAAAGAATTTTCCGAGCGCAGACTGGAGTTTGCAGCCTATCTGCAGGCACACCCGGAATTGGTGGCTGCGGAAACCAAGCGTGCCCTGATCACGGCAGCTCTGGGCGGCGAGTATGTGGCAACAGAGACTGGCGGGGATTCCGCCGGCAGACGGCACAAGCGCCGCCGGGTGCGGCAGGTAGCGCCCAACCTGCAGGCAATCCTGCAACTGCTGGAATCAGACGTGGCGCCAAAGCCGGAAAATAATCTGCTGGAAATTATCCGGGAGGGACTGGAGGCAGAAGATGAGGTATAAAACCATGTCCCCCAAGCAGCGAAAAGCCATGCTGTGGTGGGCTGACCCGCATACGGATCACTACGATGCTATCATCTGCGACGGCTCCGTCAGAAGCGGCAAGACCATGTCCATGTCCGTAGGCTTCCTGATCTGGTCCCTGTCCCGGTTTGACCATCAGACGTTTGCATTGTGTGGCAAAACCATTGACAGCCTGAGACGCAACGTGATCACGCCCCTGCAGACCTGGGTGGAGGGGATCTTCGAGATCCGCCAGTACGTCAGCCGCAACTATCTGGAAATAACGGACGGCAGCCATACCAACCGGTATTATCTGTTCGGCGGAAAGGACGAATCCTCTGCTGCCCTGATCCAGGGCATTACCCTGGCAGGAGCCTTTCTGGATGAGGTTGCCTTGATGCCCCGGTCATTTGTGGAACAGGCAGCAGCCAGATGCTCCGTCAGCGGATCCCGGCTGTGGTTCAACTGCAATCCAGACAGCGCCGAGCATTGGTTCTACAAAGAATAGATCTGCAAAAAAACGGAAAAGAACGCCTTGCATCTGCATTTTACCATGCAGGACAACTACGCCCTGGACAAGAAGATCCGGGAACGCTATGAGCGCCTGTACACCGGCGTATTCTATGACCGGTACATCAAGGGACTGTGGTGCATGGCGGAGGGGTTGGTCTATCCCAACTGGTCGGACAGATATGTGCTGCACGGAGATATCCGTCTGTCCCAGAACGTGGAGTGGTACATTGCCATCGACTACGGCACCATCAACCCGTTTTCAGCCGGGTTATGGGCGGTCAGCCCACGGAACGCCATCCGGGTAGCAGAGTACTATTATAACAGCAAAGAGGAACGTACCATGCGGACGGATGAGGAGCACTACGCCGCCCTGGAGCAGCTGGCAGGCGACCGACCGATCCAGCATGTAATCGTAGACCCCTCTGCTGCCAGCTTCATTGAATGCATCCGCCGGCACGGCAGGTTTACCGTGCGGAAAGCTCACAATGAGGTGCTGCCGGGGATCAGCCGGACGGCAACCCTGATCCAAAACGGAAGAATCATGGTGCATGAAAGCTGTAAGGGCATTCTGCGCGAGTTCGCCCTGTATCGGTGGGACGACAAGGCTACGGACAAGGTGTTCAAGGAAAACGACCACTGCATGGACGAGCTGCGGTACCTGGTGAACACGGTGCTGCGGCGCACGATCCTGGCGGACATAGGAGGTGATGTGCATGATTAACAAATCGGAAATCGAAAAGGCCACCGGCATCCGGATCGCTATGAGCGGAGAAATGCGGGACCGAATCCGGCTGTGGCGAAACATGCTGTGCAACGAGCAGTCCTGGGTCAGCAACCGTGTCCGTGGGCTGCGATTGCCGGTGAAGATCGTGGACGAATTTGCACGGCTGACCCTGTTCGGCGCATCCATTTCCGTCAGCGGGTCCCAACGCGGGGCATACATCGACCGGGTCTTACAGCAGGCCATGACGGACGCAAAGAAATGGGTGCGCCTGATGTGTGCCACCGGCGGTGTGGTGCTGCGACCGGTGTATGACGGACACCAGATCCGGGTCAACTACATTACGGCTGACAAGATCTACCCCATTTCCTACGATGACGACGGCAGACTGATTTCTGCCGTATTCCTGGACACCTACCGAAACGGAGACCGGTTCTATCACAAGCTGGAGATCCATGAATTCCACCCGGACGGCACCGGCAGGATCCGCAATCAGGTGTTTCAGTCTCCCAGCGTAGACATGCTGGGAGATCCATGCTCCCTGCGGCAGACAGGGCTGTGGGCAGACCTGGAGCCGGAACGCAGCTACATGGATCTGGGCGGTCCCCTGTTTGCCTACATGTGCATCCCGGCAATCAACACGGTGGATCCAGACAGCCCCATGGGCATGTCCGTGTACGCCGAGGCGGTTGACCTGATCCGGGATGCAGACCAGCACTGGGAAAAAATCAAGTGGGAATTTGAGGCCACCCAGACCGCCATTGATGCGCCAGCAGATTTCCTAAAGCCCACCCCTTCCGGGCTGATCCTGCCGGATACTGCGAATCGCCTGTACCGGCGGTACAACGCAGATCCGTCGGACGCCCAGCTGGGGCTGCAGATTTTCAGCCCCCAGATCCGGGCCACCTCCCTGTTCCACGGGCTGGACGGCATTTTCAAACGGATCGAATTCAACTGCAACCTGGCATATGGGATGCTGTCGGATCCCCAGAGCGTGGAAAAAACAGCCGAGGAGGTGCGGGCATCCAGGCAGCGCTGCTACAGTGCTATTTCTGATATCCAGGGGAGCATCCGTGCCGGACTGCGGCAGCTGACCAGTGCCATCAATGACTGCTGCGCTGTGTATCAGCTGACACCCCAGGGCAGATACCATGAATGCTACGAGTTCGGCGACGGGGTCAT